TATGCCTCCTGCTCCCAAGCGAGAACCGACAGCGGACGTAAAAACCTTATCATCCGTCCACACGCTTCCACGTTTGGATCGGAATAGGATCCTGTAATTTCCGGTTGCTTCGTCATTAGTCTTGTAAAAGTCAATTCGAAGCGCGTCAACGCCGTTACTGTACACAGTTTCAAAAGCAGCTTTCGCGACGTTTGCTGTGAGGAATGAATCGGGAATCGGGACAGCCGGCGAGGCAAATGGATTAGCTAAAGCTGCCAAATACCTGCTTTGAGCGGCATGCCCAGTGTTGATAAATTCAAGTTCTTTGTTCGAGGGAGATAAAACGGCTCCCCCGGTCCTAGCATTATTCTTATTTTTCATGTTACTCATTTTAACACAAAAGCGATAGCCGTCTAATTGCAGCCATTAAATCTTTTTCAACGAGTTCTTCAAATTCAATTACGACTATGGGCTCGAGTGAGAAGGCTTTACAGTAGCTAAGAAGACTATCTTGTGAGTAACCACCAGGAAGAACTGGTACTTTCTCATAGTCTCCTTGCTTCATCCAATAAGCTAAACCGCCTTGTAATTCCCCTTCTAGTCGTTCGTTTCCCTGACGACTCAGAACACTGTAAAAGGTTCCAACTAGAGGGCAATCTGCATACAAAGATAGTCCGCATAATCCAACATCCCTAAGGTAGTTGTAATATTTTGCTACGCCTCTGGATGAAATGGCAATCATGTCTTTGAAAACGCTCTTTGGCTTACGCACCATCATCCACCCACGATCCAATCGAACAGGTTTCATCTGGCAAAATTCAATATGCTCAACACGGTATACGGGCTCTTCGGCAACCATGTTGAATCCATAAGCAACAAAGAATAAATCAAATCCATCAAGAAATCTTGGCAGATCTGAAAGCTCCATTATTGCAACAGAATCATCTCCATTGTTGACTAACTTGAAATTCAACCCTAAGGTCTCTTTCCAATGCAACAACACAGATGTCATAAGAATCACGTTTCCAACAGAAGTGTTCATATCACCTGACATCCTGCCAGCTGTCTTATACTCGAAGTCGAAAATGTCTCCTTTACCCTTGCAAAAATTTACAAGTTGGCGTCTTAACAACCAATGTAATTCTGAATCACCTTTCTTGGAACTCCGAAAAAGGCGTCTGTAAACAGAATGTTCAAAATTAAGAGCTTGTTTTGACACGTGTTGATCAAATCTGCTGGCATCAAGCCCAACCGCTACCGGACAGGAAAAGGTTTCCCATTTCCTCACAATTTGACCAGCCATCGCAGGTAAAGTACAATGCTTAAATACTGTTTCTTCTCCCCATAAAGTGTCTATACCCTTGTAAATAGCCAGTTCATTATACTTGTTAATGTACTGGCCAAGAAGTATGTTGTACTTGTATGATCGAGGTGATATGATTCTAGGATCTTTATCTGGAGATGTGACAAGTTCCCATTTTATAAAAATGTTAACATGCCAATCCTTAGGCAAAAGTTTTCCTTGATCCAATAACTCCTGATGAGCTTGAGCGTAAGCCTGGTATTTACCTTTAGGCCTACTCTCAACAAACTCTTCGCGAGTTATCTTCTTCACCCTTACACACGAAGCCAACCGCCTTCCCACACTTTGTAAGTCTCCATACCACACAGGAAGGAGAGCCCTACTATAGAATTCCGGTGATTCCTGAACGCTATGCATAGGTTTGTCTCTAAGACCTTTGAGTAGATAGTGAGGCAAATAATGGTATTTTCCAATTAATTGATCATAATCAAATCCAGGGTTCTTAACTATCAGCACCCTGTTACAGATGCCAATAAACATGTTGTGTGATGTTGAGTTGAAACAGCTCCACTGTCCGACTACTCCAGTCGGACCCACATATATGTTAGAGGTTCTAGGGTTTCTATTCTTATACAACAACGTTAGACCACCTATTTCCACTTTTAAAGTGGAAAATACAGGCCTATCCATTCTAGGCTCAGCCAAGCAATGCGTGGCCCAGCGTTGTTCTATTAGTCACTCCCGATCCTCATCTATCCAGTTGGCCTTAACTATTTTACGAACGAGCGGTAGGTAAGTTTTCATCGCTTGATCAGTTAGTTGGTGGCCAATGCTGATTTGGGTATTCCCCGAAACTACGTTTCTATATGTGGATCTAAACGCGGCTTCATTCCAG